CTTGAATACCTTGAATACCCTGAGGTCCGGTTTGACCATCTTTTCCAGGATTTCCAGATATTCCTTGAATACCTTGCTGACCAGCTTCGCCTTTTAATCCTTGCTGACCAGCTTCGCCTTTTAATCCTTGCTGACCAGTATCACCCTTTTCTCCAACATCTCCTTGAATACCTTGCTCTCCGCTTTCTCCTTGAATACCCTGATCACCTTGAATGCCTTGAGGTCCGATATTGCCTCTTGTTCCTTCAGAGCCATTCTTTCCTTGAATACCCTGCGGACCTTGTTCACCAATTAAACCCCTTTCGCCTGAGCGACCAGTAATACCCTTATCGCCTTTAATTCCTTTATTACCCTTTGGGCCAGGAGTAGTTTCGATTAAGCGAGTATCTTCTTCGAGTTGAGTTAACTTTTCAACTAGAGGACTTATTTGTTTCTGCAACTTTTTGTATACCGCCGCAGAAAATGCACCATTTACATTATCTAAGTTCGACATAGTAATTACTCTTCCAGTATTTTACTCATACTGTCAATCATTTTCAGTTGAGCTTCGTGTATTTCTGTTTTACGAACCTCATTATCTTCATCTATGTTATCTGGTTGTGTTGGTGCTTCAGTCGATTCAAGATCTGCATCTGTATCTTCATCGTTATCTTCATCACCATCTGTTTTATCGTTATCTTCATCACCTATTTCTCCATCCAATCTTTCGATATCTTCGTCTGATTGCTTTAGAACTGTTTGACGAAGATACTTATTAGATACATACTTACCTACTAAGTCTTGCATTTGAGAAGCCATATCTAATCTTTCTCTCATAATTTCAAACTCTTTTAACTCAGCAAAATAGTTATCCTCGATAAAGTCAATATTAATCTTTTCTCCGATTTCTTTCCAATCGCTTTCAGTAATTACTCCTTTAAGAATAAGCTGAATACGAAGAGCTTCAATCAATATGGTTGAGAATTTCTTACGAATACGATCAATAAACTTTTGGAACTTTACTTCATCTCGTGATATTTCAGAAGATCTACCAAGATTAAATGAGTCGTCTGACTCGAGACGTGTAAGAGGAACATTTAAAGTCTTATACAATTTCTTTTGGAAAAATAGAATATCATCAATCTGACCAAGGTTTTCTCCGCCTGGAAGAGTAGTAATCTCTGTACCTCTTCCACCTTCTCTACGTGGAAGCCAAAAATCTTCTAACATAGACATGTGTCTACGATCATCTTTAATGTCTCCAGTAGCAGCATCATAAACAAGTTTATTACGATACTTATTCATAATACCTTGGACATACTCTTCTGCTTTACCCTTTGGCAAATTACCAACATCGATATAGAAGATTCTCCTCTCGGGTGCACGTGAATAACGATACATCACCAATGAATCTTCCATCATTCGAAGCTGATTAACTGGCTTCAGCGCCTTATGCAGATATGATACTACTCGTTTTTGTGTAGCATCTAAAAGACCAGATGTTACATTAATAATTGCTTCTTTTGATATCTTAACTCCTGAAAGTCCTTCTCTTGTTCTTCCTACAACACCAGCACCTGTACCGCTATAGTCTTCTGAATACACATAATATTCATTAACTATCTTTTGTATAGTAGTATCAGTCTTTGGATCTGTTATCTTTTTAACCTCTTTTATCTTTTTCATAAAGAGAGATTCAACGGGGCGTAACTCTAAAATTCCCCTTTTCGGATTTTTATCATCAATAATAACATGAAAATATATACGTCCGTCAACATACCATTTCTTAAAGAAAGATTCGCCTTGTTTATTAAACTTATAAAGCGATAGTACGTTATTAAATTCTTCAGTGATTGTTTTTTTGATATTGTCGTTTTGATCTAAATCGGTCAGATCAAGTTTAGCTGGCGCACTTTGGTGTGCAGAAGCAATTGCAGCATCAACAATATCACTGATCGCCGAATCACATTCGGGTTGTTGAGATGCTTCTCTATATTTAACTATTAGATCTCTGTCATTAGAAGATGCTGTACCGTCTAGATCTACATATTGTCCGTAGTATCCACCGGCTGCAACTGTCGATGCAACTCCATCATCTTCTGGTTTCGGGGCAAAAGAAATTACTTCCTTTTCCTGTTTTACTTCTTTTGCGCCAATCTTTTTAGTGATCTGATATCCAAATAATTCCATATATAATATTTATAATAAAAATCCCGCTAAGGTTTTAGACCCTAGCGGGATAGTTCATTTATTCTTATAAGTTAGCTTGTTGTATTGGACTCCCAATACTGATAAGCGAACTCAATTGTGAATTCTTCAATTGCATCATTAGCATCGTAACTGAGATCAATAGCTGAAACATTCACTGGGAATGCTCCACGAATTGTGTATTCTTTTGTTACTTTGTTTTCGCGATCAAGTTGTTGGACGATAAGGTCCGCTTGATAGGTAGAAGGTTGTTTAGCACCTTCGTTATTAACATGCTGATTGATGGTATTCATCCAGCTTTCGAATGCGCTTCTTACATTGTTTGAATCTTCGTTGTAAGCAGTGATTGTCCAGTTTTCGAATGTGCGATCACCAGCAACTTTTAACTGACGACCACGAAATGGTACATCGATCTGAGCTACAACACTTGCAGGAAGCTGTGCTCCCTTACATGTGAATGATAGCAACTCTGTATCGAGACCAGCTCCAACGGGTGGGTTATTAATAATAACCTTAAAGAGATTGGCGCGAGCGCCTCCTCCGATTAGTTTTGATTTGAAATTATCTACGTTAGCCATAATTGTTTATTTCCTTTCTTTTATTTATAATTATTTACCAACGATTTCAGAGAACTCAACACCAGTGCGGGTAGCAATGAAGTTAAGCGTAATGAAATTAATCGAACGAGCTGGTTTGATATAGATGTCAGCAACAAATCGGTTAGTGTCAATCACTTCACCTGTATTATTGGTTTCATCACATACAACCAAGAAGTCAGTAATACCACGACGACCTTTAACATCCCGTAGGAAAGGCTCTGTCATATTTTTGAACATCGCTCGAGTGAATTCATCATTCAATTCGAATAGTTGATACTTAGCAGCTGTTGCAATCGCTTTTTCAAGAACGATAAACAATCTGCGAACATTAATGCGGTCAAACGCGCTTGGCTTTGCTTGACCAGTCTTATCACCAAAGAGCAAGATACCTTGTCCAGGGAATGATACGATTGGGTTGATACCAGCTTTATAAAGCTCGTCTCTTTCAGCCTTCTTAGGATTAAAAGCAAGCTTAGTAACACCTAATAGACCTCCGCGATTATAACCAGCTGGTGAGAACCAAGGTTCTGCAATTCCATCTGTCTTAGCGCAAAGACCAGCCATGTGGCCAGAAGCAGGGATATAAACATAATTATCAGCATACTTATTGTATACGTATAATGCAGTTGAATCAAATACTACGTATGAACCTTCAATGCCGCGTGCTAATGTTTGGCCTGGACCTCCACTTATAACATCAGCTACAGCTGTACTGCCACTGGTTGTAAGAGATAGCGGAGCTGAAACAAATGCCACTGCATCTTTACGAGTACTTGCAATCGTTTGTAGTTTGCTAGCAATAGCTGTGGAACTTGTAGGATCAACTTGTGCGAAGAGTAGATTTACATCTACTATTTCTGAATCAGCAAGCTCTTCTAAACCAGCTACAATATCTGCTGCAACTGCAACTCCAGGAGTAGCAGAATCTAAACCACCAGCAAAGCTGTATGTTGTAGAACTACCAGCAGTATCACGACCAACATAGATGTAATCAGAACTTGCATTAACGACATCTTTATAGTAGTTGTTTGAACCGTCAGCAAGCTTATTTCCAACTGTTGTGTTAAGGAATGCCCACTTTTCGAGTTCGGATCCAGCAACACCAGTGATAGCACCAAGTTCGTCGTACACATATACGTGAACTTCAGTTCCTGTAGGTGCTGCATCAAACTGAGCTTTAATAGCTGCCGGGGCAGCTGTCCAAGAAGCAGCATCAATAACGTATGTTCCAAGAGAATTACCAAGAGCACCGGGATAACGGGCAAAAAGCAAACCAGGAAGTTGAGCACCAGTTGAAGGATTAAGAGCTTCAAAGGCATCTTCGTTGTTGATTGTGATTACTCCGCTCGCATTGTTGAATTCGCTTTCTTGTTCATCGAACGAGAAGTTACCAGCACCAACATCTGTTGTAACACTAGCTTTAGTGAAAGAAACAGATGTATTAGCTACAACATATCCAGTACCATCAGCTGTTGAAGCGATGCCTCCGATATCATATGTAGCACTGAATAACAATCCAGGAATTAGAACACCGGCTGCAGTAAATGCTTGAAGTCCAGTAGTTCTAGTAGGGAATGTATCGAAATCACTGATTGTCGCAACACCACTATTAAGAGTAAATGCAGGAACAACTCCAGCACCAGAACCATCAGCATCCGATACAATAACAGTAAAGGAAGGAGAAGATGTAACACCGTCCGTTGTGTAAACAGTAATAATATTACCAACAGCTACACCTGCAGTTGCAGTTGTAATTGTCACTGCACCAGCATTGAGAACAGTATTCTCAATCTGACCGCCTGTAATAGTATCTGAACCACTTGTTATAGTGAATGGTGAGTTGTTGTTAGAAGGAAGGTAAACATCAGCTTGAGTAGATGCTACAACAGCAGTAGCTGTCGAAAAGTTATCTCCACCAGTAATTGTAATCAACACGTCTACACCTTGGACAGTAACTGTAAAATTAGTTGCTCCAGCAGGTGTGTTTCCGCCTGTGCAACTATCTACGTCAACAGCATCTCCGGCTGCTAGTTTATAACCAGCAGCTCCAGTCGGTGTACCTACATCATAGCGTGGTGCAATTGTTGCTCCAGTGCCAGCAGATGTAGTTGTTTCTGTGATTGATAATGTTTCAGTTCCATCTACACCCACAAATTGTGATGGTATAGATGCAATTGCTACTCCTTCAATGCCACCGCTTGGTACTTCAAATGTGCCAGCAGATGCATTTTTCATAGTGCTGTCTCCAGCGCGAACGACCTTCAGTGCGTTGCCATACTTCAAGAATGAAGCAGCAGTCAAGAAAGATTGTGTGTGTGCGGCGTCTGGTGAACCAAATTTACCAGCAAGTTCTTTTTCAGAACTTACTAGGCCAATCTGATTTACTGGACCCCAACGAAAATACCCTGAATATCCACCAATAGAGGTAGATACTGCTGGTATTACATTAGTTAAGTCGATTTCTTTAACCTCGACTCCAGGTGATACTTGAAAACCCATGTTTTTTCCTTTTTTTTCAGTTATTGTTGATTGATAAGTTGCATAATAAGATGTAATTCAAATCGGTTAGATTTCTATTTATACTTAAAGCTTTTTAGAGATTTTTCCATGTATTGAGGTCGTTAACCATATCTTCATATATAGACTGACTTCCTTCTAATGGTTTATCATCAATAATACCAACCGGTGTAATATCTTCTTCCATTTGTTTTACCTTATCTTCGTATAGCAAAGATTTGAGATCTATGTCGCTTAAGTCACCAAAAGCGTCGGAAGATACAAACCATGCAAACATAACCAAGTTCATAACTAAGTCATCATGATTTCCAACAGTTGCTGAGTAGCTTCCTTTCCTGATTTCAAATGTGGTTAACTCATCAATTGTATCAGCATCAACTAAACGCAACTTGCTTAATTCAATAATGTCCTTTAGATTCGAACACCCAATTCTTTTAACTCGCTTTGTCATCATTACGCCAATGCCATTTGACTTAACTGAGGAGGAAACAAACGTGTTATCATATTCGTAATCGTAATATACATGATTGCACACAACTTGACCAGCATCATTATTCTCTATAATCACAAGCGCGTCGTTATATAAAGATGCTATTTTTACAATTATATCTGGAAAGATCATCGGAGAAATCAGGTTGTTTCGATATGTGCACACCTGATGGAACCCATCTTCATCCATTTTAATAACGTTAAATGTAGAATAGTCCTGACCTCTACCCTTTGAAACATCAACCGTCATTATATATCGACCATTTTCAATTGGATTCTCATAGAAAGACACATCGTTCCTAATATTTAGTGGTGCGTGTGCTTTCAGATTTAAAAGAGTATTTGATGATATAAGTGTATTCGAAGTTCCATGGAATGAATTGCCAAACTCCTGTTCAAACTGTAATTCTGATGTGTTTGATACCGTCTGATCTTTCCATTTTTGATCTCGACCAGGAACATCCCACCAATCAACACGAAACGCTTTAAATTCATTTGTGTTTTGTACAGCTCCTTCGTATAACCTATGAAACACATTGCCAACACCATTTGCAGTTGATGTAATAATCACCTTTGTTTCTTTACCTGCTGAAACAACAGGATATGTAGATGTATAGAACTGAGCAGCATTCTCAACGAAAGCAAACTCATCAAGGAAAAGAAGATTTACAGATAGACCACGAATAGAAGAACCAGATGTCGCAGCTGCAACAATCTTTGTATTATTCGCGAATGTTATATTACCTTTGTTAAGTGCTTTACAACCAGGCTGAAGGAAGAATGGCAGATTCTCGAGTGCAAGTGTAACACGTGATAGCATCTCTCTCGCAGTTGCACCTTTATTGGCTAGAATAGCAATTGTTTTTTCTGGATGAAAGATAGCATACCATAGAATATAGATGACAGTGCTAATAGATTTGCCTGATTGTCTACACGCCAGAATAATAGAGAATCGATTATCATTAAAATGATTAAACATCTTCTCTTGATAATCATAGGGCTTGAACTTTACAAGACCATCATCGAGTGATATCACCTTAATATACTTCTCAGCAAAGTATATAGGATCTTTCATGCACTTCACATATTCAGATACCTGCTCTTCTGTAAAGTTTTGGTTAATACCGTCTCTCTTAACGAGAGCATTTCCCAAATACCCAGATTCACCATTAATTATTGTCATTATTATTACTCAAAAACTTTTGTAGTTCAGTAGTAGAACCGACAAAAATCGCATTATTTGTAGTATTACCTGACTCGCCAGGTTTCTGTCCTTCAGATTGGGTTAGTTCTTTTCTTTTCTTTTGTAAAGTTATAAGCTGATCCATCATATCAGTTGTGGTCTTAAACATTCCTGCAAGAACCTCAAATGCTCTTGGGTGTTCAGTCTCACTTGCAAGAGCCATCATATTATCAATAGCTTCTTCAGCCTTTTCAATCAGGTCCTTTATTTTCTCTCTTGAGTATGCGTAATCTTCCTCAGTATCAACAACGATTTCTGCCTGAGCTACCTCAGTTTTTATCTTTTTTAATTGTTGTGGAAGGTTTGTTTCAAGGGCTGCTAAAATATCTTTTTTAGTATTATTCATCATCAAATCCAAATGTAGTATTGGTTGTAAAATTGCCAGGAGTATCATTAACTGTACCCAACTCGGTCTTCACTCGATCAATTGCTGTCTGTGAAGATTTTGCTGTTGAACTATTATATAAGTCTGCTGTAATCGTTCTAATAACTGGCTTGATTGTAACTCTACCGGTAAAGCGAATTTTCATTTGAAATTCTAAACTATAAACAATTGTTCTACGTGTGCTAAAATCACCTTCATAGTCATCTTCGAATGTTGTTCCTGTTAAAATAATTGGTACATCGACAGAGTTTCCAGTACCATCCATATCTTTAATAGCAACGGTATACTCAGGAACAAACGTTGGTAGAATCTGCTCAAATATCTGTAAAGCTTCATCTTGAGTTTTAGCCATAATATTTAGCTGCATTCCAAGATTATACGGCACTGATTGTCTAAGTGTATTTTTACTTAGCTCTGTTCCTGCTATATCAAATCTTTTTAAGTTACCCTTATTTAAAGCAGATGAACTATCACGATCAATAGATGTAATTTCAAAACTCATACGCGGCAACTTAATCGCTAGTTTCTGATCTTCTAAACTACTGTCTTGATTGATACGTGCAAGGAATTTACTCCTTGGTCCATATGCTAAAGGCACACGAGTTTCAGATGCTCCAGTTTTAACGATTTTAAGATTATTAAATATCGTTCCGAAAACTGCTACAGACTTCTTTAATGTCTGATTATAAAAATGTACTCCGTCTAACATATTATTTAATATTTACCTCGCCGAATGGGTTAATCTCTGAAAAGTCAATAAAGTTATTGCCGATCGATTCGAATTCTTCGTTATCTGCAAATGCATCGTTTGTATCTATTGGTGTGAATGAATCTTTAAGAGTAATTGGATAGGATGCAGCTGACCTTTCTCCTACTAAATTACCAACTATACCACTTGTTATACTAAACGATACATTCGTTCCATCGCTTGAAGA